CGGCATAAAGACAACGAGGCGTGGAAAGCGGCTCGAGAAAGAAAGCAGCGGGAAGAATGGCAAAAAGAGCAGGACAGGATCAAAGGCCTGATCGCTGAGGCGGTGGCCAAGGAGCGCGAGGCCTGCGCAAGGCTATGTGATATTGCGGTCGAAAACTTCACCAGCATATCGCTGCAAGTCGACGACCATGACGGGATCGTTATGGAACACGCGAACACTTGTAATCACTTGGCCACAGCTATTCGAGCAAGGGGTCAAGCATGAGCGGCGACCACAACGCGCACCAAAAGCCAAAGTCGTACCTGGAGAGCACGGGTCTGATGGGCAAGCTCGAGGCGGACGATGCTCAGACCTGGGCCGCGGTTGCGATGATTGTCAACCGGGAGAAAGTGGCCAAGTGGATGATCAGCCGCGGATATGCGACCGGCCATGGCGACACAATCGAGGACCTGCTGAAAGAGTTAGATTGGCAGATTGAAGAACGCATTAGAAACGCGAGGGGAAAATAAATGGAAGGCATGCTCGGATTCGCATTTACAGCCTGGGTAATCCTGGCTTGGTTAACGCACGTCATTGTCTCAATCCAGGGCGCCAAGTGGCTGCTGTTGATTGCTGGGGCGATTGTATTCCCGGTGGGCTGCGTCCACGGCACAGGCATTTGGTTCGGGGTGTTTTGATGGACCGCGAAGAAATAATCCGCATGGCGCGGGAGGCTGCGTTCTCTGAACCAGCACACCCATTCATTACTTGGGGCGCAAGCGACGAACAGCTTGAACGCTTCGCTGCCCTTGTCGCCGCCCATGAGCGTGAAGAGTGCGCGAAGGTGTGTGACAAATGGGAAGAAGCCTTAGGGAAGTATTACGCCAAGGGTTTAACAGAGCTATGCGCATCAGCCATACGAGCAAGGGGGCGGGCATGATCTGCCCTTACTGCCGAACCCCAAAGGGTCAGGGGTACAAGACCAAGATCCTCGAGACCCGAACATTCTGGAACCCCGAAAGGCATTATTACTTCGTAGAGCGCCGCCACAAATGCAAGCAGTGCGAAGAGGAATTCTGGACCGAAGAGCGATCACCCAAAGTAAAGGAGCAAACATGAACCAAGATCTTAAAAAGCAAATCATCAAAGACCTGGAGAGCAAGCGCATCAAGGGCAAGCAGTACGCCTTCGACGTAGATAAGCTAACCGCATATGTCCAGCAGCTACTCGACGAGGAGCGGGAAGTCTGCGCAACCCTGGCCGAGCCGGTGGGCATGTTCGGCGTGTCGGACCTTATCAGGATGAGGATGTACAAACAGCCCGAAGCGGGAGTACAATAGGGGCGTTTTCTGTGTGTCTCCTGGTTGTGGGTCCTTCCCCTCACGACGTTACCCCCTTCCACAGGGGGTTTTTTTCGTGTATCCTAAAGGTAAGTGCTTGATTTTTGAAGGAAAATCAGAATGCCAGCAGGAAGACCGACCGACTACGATCCCAAATATTGTGAACTGGTTATTGAGATGGGCCGCCAAGGTAAGAGCAAGGCCCAGATCGCCGCGACCATAGGGGTGACGAGGAAGACTATGTGGACTTGGTGCTCCGTCCACGAAGAATTTCTAAACGCCATAGAGTATGCAGAGGAACTAGCCCTCCAATGGTGGGAGGACATAGCCCAGGATCACTTGAAGCAGACCAAGGATGGCGTGACCCTGAACACCTCGCTCTGGTCCCGCTCGATGGCCGCAAGATTCCCCAAGGACTACACCGACCGGACTAAGCACGAGATCACCGGCAAGGATGAAGGCCCCGTACAAGTGGACATGGTGATGGACGTCGCACAATCCCTGATCGATGAATTGACCGGCATCCGCCAGAATGCTGACAGCAAGTCAAAGCAAGCGGATTGAAGCCAAGCTTGCCCTGCACCAGGAGGCGCTGAAGAAGCTACCCCCGGAAGCAGCGGCAGCCTTCAGAGCCCGGATGAAATGGCTCATGAGGGCGCACAAGCACCAGATCCCGCCCAAGGGCAATTGGTGGACGGTATGGCTCCTACTTGCAGGCAGGGGCGCAGGCAAGACCAGGACAGCCGCTGAGGACGTTTGGCATACAGCCTGGACGACGCCCAACATCCGCATCTTGATCTCGGGCCCTACCTCGGCCGACATCCGCGACACGATGATCGAAGGCGAGTCAGGCCTTCTTAACTGCATGCCCGAGGAGATCCGCGTCAAGTACACCAGGAGCCTGCACGAGATCGTCCTTACGAACGGCTCCCTGATCAAGGGCATACCGGCTAGTGAACCTGAGCGCTTCCGCGGCCCTCAGTGGCACCATGCTTGGTGCGACGAGTTGGCAGCTTGGGAATACCTCGATGCAGCCTGGGACCAGATCATGTTCTCAGTCCGCCTGGGCGACAAGCCGCGGATCGTTGTTACCACCACGCCCAAGCCCAAGCCGCTGATCATCGACCTGCTGAACCGAGACGGCGAGGACGTCGTCGTAACGCAGGCTTCGACCTACGACAACCTTGCCAACCTTGCCGGGACGTTCAAGCAGCAGATCTTGCAGTACGAGGGCACCTCCCTGGGCCGCCAGGAGATCCACGCCGAGATCATCGACCCTGAAGAGGCTGGGATCATCAAACGCGCCTGGATCAAGCTATGGCCCTCGGAGAAGCCCTTCCCGCGCTTTGAGTTCGTGGTCCAGTCCTACGACGGCGCCTATACCGAGAAGACCATCAACGACCCCTCAGCCTGTAGCGTATGGGGGATCTTCAAGCCCAGCGAAGACAAAGGCTTTTGCGCCATGCTGATCGATTGCTGGGAGGAGCACTTGCAATATCCTGACCTGAAGGAGAAGGTAATTGAAGACTTCGGCACGGTTTACGGCGACCCCAATGAATTCGGACAGGGCAAGAAGACTGACATGGTTCTGGTTGAAGACAAGTCCTCCGGCATCTCCCTCCTCCAGGACCTGGGGCGTGCCCACATACCCTGTCGGTCATACAATCCCGGCGGCGCGGACAAGGTCCAGCGGGTCAACCTGATCGCCCCACTGATCAAGGCCGGTCGGGTGTATATTCCGGAGAGCACGAAGAACGAAGGCCACCCTCGGTCATGGGCTGAGCCCCTCGTCAATCAGCTTTGCGCCTTCCCTGAGGTCAGGCATGACGACCTCGTGGATACAACGTCCCAGGCCCTGCGCGTGCTGCGAGACATGGGATGGCTTGTCATTGATCCTCCGCCGCCGGATAATGACGACCAATACCCCGAGGACCGGCCTCGGCGGGTCAATCCTTACGCGGTTTAGGGACCACCATGCCAAACCCACGCGCCCAGAAGAATCCGACGTTCATTCCCCAGGCCCTGCAAGGCCTAGCCGACATGGGCCGCGGTGCGGTACGAGGCGCCCTGGCAGAAGGCTTGGGTACGGCAGGCGACCTTACCCAGGCGCTGAGCAACATCAAGACGGCAGGCTTCATGCCAGCCATGCTTGCAAGGGGCCTACAAGGGCCTACAAGCGAAGAAATGAGCCACGCCTTACGAGGCATGACCCCGAACCCTTTAACGCAGCCTGACCGCGCTCACACGGCTCAGATGGGCCAGACCTTTGGGTCAGTCCCTGCATCGATGGCCGGAGGGGCTGGGACCAATGCTGCGCTGCAAAAGATGGCAGGCAGGCTAAACAACATGCAGAAGGTCGAGTCCATGATGCCCAAGGCGCCCAAGCCGGTAGCCGAGGTACTCAAGGGGCCCGAGCCCGACTTCATGCGCGTCTACTCTGGCCAGCGTATCCCGATCGAGGGTAAGTTCGACATCATGAGGGCAGATCCCCACGCCTCGATGGGTCGCGCCTTTTATACGGCAGAGCTTCCCCGGTACGCCAACAAGTTCACCGGCAATCAGCCTGGAGCTAACGTCACGCCTGTCGACGTTGATCGCAACCGAATGCTGATGTTCGACAAGATGTATGACACGCCCCAAGGCCAAATGGAAGGCCTTGACTACTACGACATGCTGCGCAGGCAGGCCATGGTCAAGCCAGGGATCGGCAAGGATATGATCCGCCAGGAGATCCTCGACGCTGGCTTTGCCGGGACTCAAATGCCCAACGCGACGGGCAAGGCTTATGCAATCTACGATCCGAGCGTAGCCCAGGATATGTCCGGCCGTGGCTTTGCGAACGGCGGTTATGTTGACGGTACCCACGCTGACGATGGCATAGGCGCAACTGGCGTCGACCAGTGGCGTGCAGACAATTCAGCAGGCGGTCTCGTGCATATGGCTGCTGGCGGTATTCCTTACAGGGGAATCAATCCCATAGCGACCGGCCTGGGCCAAATGAGACAGCAGTCCGTAGCAAGGGATGCAGCTTCGAGCCTGATGGCCAAAAACCGAGCCGCTCAGTTTGCCAATCAAGGCGCTGATCGTCTTGCCCGTCAGAATCAATTGGCAGCCGCCAAGACCGCACGCCTGAATGCCCTGGCACCCAAGCTGTCGACCTACGTCCCGCCTGCGGGATCTACGACGACCAGTCCGACGGTTACCAGCCCAGCGGTTACCGACCCAACAGCCACCACGGTCGACTCAACGACGCCGATCGTACCTACAGCCAAACCGGACGATCCTGGCAATTACCAGGGCGGTGCTCGAGGCGGCCTCGTAAGCATGGCAGGCGGTGGCTTAGCCAAGAAGGCCGCTGAGAAGGCTTTTAAGGCCCTTCCTGGTCAAAGCTTCCAGGGCAAGACTGGCTTGAACATGGAAATGCCCAAGGACATCGAGAAGAGAATCCTGGAGATCACCGAGACTGGTCTCATCCTACCGTCCGAAGCTTTGGGTAAGCACGAAGGCAAGACACTGATGATCACCCAGGCCGATAGAACTAAAGTCGGAGAGGGATTTCTTGGCGGTCCGGGATTCTCAGGTATTCAGCTTACCGACCCGCGTTATGCCGGTGCGACCTGGGGCGTTAAGACGCCTGGAGTGGGTCAGACCATCATAGGGTCCAATCGCCGCGTGCCTGAAGGCCAAGCGATCTGGACGACCATGCTCGGAACACCGACCCAGCACAAGTCGAACCAAATGGTATTTGACCGCCTTTACAAGGAGTTTATGGGCGGCGTTAAGCAAGAAAAGCTTACGCCCGAACTCAAAGACACCCTGAACGCAAAACTTGCCTCGGTGGTCGATAAGGAGGGCAAGAACCTATTCCCGGCCGACGTCGACATTACGAACCCCAGGAAGTTCCGCAAGCTTGTCGACACTTTCGATAAACGCGCAGCCGCTGCTGACGTCATGGGAGGTATCGGCGTTGGCGGTAAGAAAGGTCAGATCTTCGATTACGATCGGATCATTCAGCGCACGACAGATCCGGCGCTCTTGGAAGTGCCGACAGGTTCGCTTGGCAACCGCCTCTTCCAGCTTAGCGGCGAGATGATGGACAGGCCCGACCTTCACCCGGCCTTCCCGACCATCCTCAAAGGCGAGGATCTTGGCGTCAGCTTCATGCCTGCGCCACGAGAACTGCTAATGGAGGACTACATCAACAAGGTCCTTACCGAGAAGGGTCGTCAGCCTGGATACATGGATTGGACTCGAGGCTATGCGCCTTCCCAGTTCCTATCCGAAGAGTTGCTGACCAAGCTTCAAAAGGCTGGCTACAAGAAGGGCGGCAAGGTTAAGAAGATGCAAGCAGGCGGCAAGGCCATAGTAAGCGGTCTCCAGGCCCTTGCTAAGCCTGCCAAGCAGACCATCACGTCGGCCATCGATCCCACTATGGACATCGCAAGCAGGCTGACTCAGCCCGATCGCGTCAACCTCCTGCCGATGCCTAGCCGGTGGTTCCTTGATCCCAAGAACAACCCGAACGTGCAAAAGCTTGTCGAGAAGGTTCTCGAGGTCAACAACATGAAGCGCTCGGACTTTTACTCGGGCGCCTTTGTGAACCCGCGTACCGGCGAGGTCATGGACAAGAAGGTCATGCAGGACGTCGGTGTACTGATCAACCCGAATACCGGCAGGCCCATGATGAGCGCCGAGAAGGAAACGGACCTCACCATTGGCGACCGCAAGAAGGGCTCGATCACCAAGTCAAACCTCGTGCGCAAACAGCTTTACGAGACCGAAGGCGATCCAATCCTCAAGGACCTGGACTTCCTCGTGGCCATCGAGCAATCGGGCATGGGACACAAGTACGGGCTGGCCACTGAGTACGCCACGCCTGCCGAAATGTTCAATACCATGACGGGCGACAACCCAACCCTTAGGCCGAAGAGCCAGGGCGATGTCTTCGGGATTGGCGACATCGTTGGGCGCATGTCCATGAAGTCGAGCAAGATGCCCCACGACGTTTACGAATCCTTACTAATCGCGCCCAAAGGCTCCGACGTCCAGGGCGTCAAACTGAGCAAGAAGAAGGGCGGCATAGTGAAAGGGCGCAAATGAAGCCGATCAACCCGTTCACTGCCAACCTGCCCAAGAAGGCCGCGAAAAAGGCCTTAACCAAGGCTGAGCGCGACGAAAACCTGAAGAAGTTCCTTGAGCCAAGCCTTATCAAGGACCGGATGTTCCACGGGTCAACCAATCCCGGTATTGTTGAATTCAAAACCGGAAAAACACTACTGGAGGAGCGTTATCCCCAGATCAAAGTTAAGCCCTTTGAGCACTCACAAGGTCGAGACGCGGCTTTCTTAACGCCAGATCCACAATTTGCATCAAGATATTCTGGGGAGGAGTGGGCTGTGACTCCGGGGACTGCGCCAACCGTTTATCCTGTGCGCGTCCAGGCGCAAAACCCCTGGGATTACGACAATCCGGAGCATATCGAAGCCGCTATAAATCTTTACAAAGAGAAATTCCCGCTTATTCGCGACAGTTCGGGCGCCGTTCCTTCCTTTGATGCTAATAGGCACCGTTATCTTGAAGAAGTCTTGCGTGAGCTTCCGTCGCGAAACGATAACTGGAGCGGTATCGAAAGGCCTGATATACAACAAGTTATAAGGGATCTTGGCCACGATAGCTTCTTCGTTAAAGAACGGGGTGTTAAAAACCTGGGCGTGTACGACCCGAAGAAAATCAAGTCGGACCTTGGCAATCAGGGTACTTATGACGTAACCGACCCGGACATCAACAAGGCCGAGGGCGGCCTGATCCGCATGCAAGACGGTGGCGACCCCACCCAGATGTTCAACTTCAATCCCATGGCCGCTAAGGCTGCCGCACAGGAGCGCATGCGCCGTGAGGCCGCGGAGGCCAATCGGTACAAGAGCGTGATGGGATCAACGCCCCAGGATCTGCTTAGGCGCATTGAGCCCGACCCTGCGCAAATGACCGAGACGCCGCGGTCTGCTATGCCAACCACGATCGATCGAGCCGTGGTGAGCGGTTTGCAGGCCCTTGGCGCCCCTAAGTCGCAAGCACGAGGTCTTAACCAGTTGTTGGATAAAAGCGTTGGCATGTTTGTGCCCGACCCTGAGCGCCTGTATCACGAAGCGTCCGAGGCCGCAAAGAAAGGCGACCTTTACGAGCTAATAACGGGTCCAGGTCTTGAGGCTACTCTTGGGTATATGCCACTGCTTGGCTCAGGCGCCAAATTTGCCATGCCTGCAATCAAGGCGGCGGGAAGGGGAGCCCTTCGCCCAATCGATAGCGCCATGTTCGGACAGGGCCCACTTGCAAACGCTTTAAGTTTTGTCTCGCCCATGAACGTCAATGCTCCGGTCAGCAGGCTTGGCTTTTACAACCCCATCGAAGAAATGGCCACCACCTTGCAGCGCAAGCAGGGACCAGGGCAGGCCTTCCTCAATGAGTTCACCAAAGCAGGGATCAGCAAGCAGCGCCTTGAGGATGCAGGCCTAGCTCAAAAGCTTGCCGCCGCGCCCAACGTCACGCGTGAGGAAGTCCAGGCTATGACCAAGGGCACCATGCCCGATGTTGAGGAGGTGGTCCTGAGCAGATCTGTCATACCGCCCTACATGAAAGGGTTTGCCGACCTGCACATGCCAGACCTGAATGTCAATGACTATAGGCAGATCATTCAGTTGCGCAAGCTTGCCGATGAGCGTTATCAGAAGGCCCTTGCGGAGAACGACCTCGATGCGGCCGAGTTTGCGATGAAGGCCGAAGAGGACATCAACAAGTTCAGCCGGACTCACAGCTATGGCACCAAGCCTGGGGAGCGGCTGACCGAGTATCACGAGTACCAAGAGCCTGGAGGCAAGAACTATCGCGAGGTCTTGCTCAAGGTCCCAAAAAAATCCCCAAACACAAATGACATAGCAATGTCTTTGTTTAATAAGGAGATGCGCTTTTTGTCAGAGGATGAAAAGCAACAGGTTGCAAATGAATCAAGACGCATATTTGAAGAGACATCAAAAGACTTCCGCTCGTCTCACTGGTCGGACCCCAATGTCATATCCCATATTAGGATGAATGACCGTGTGGATGCTGAAGGTAAGAACGTGCTTTTCATTGAAGAGCTTCAGTCTGACTGGGCGCAGGAGGGGCGTAAGCATGGGTTCAAAGACGATCCAACATTAGAAGATCGATTCAATAAACTCGCTGAAGAGCATCGTAATGTAGTTGCTAAGCGCAGTGAATTAGTAGTTGATCCCCAGCGCCAAGATGAATACAAAGCTTTGGCTGACAGAGAAAATGTTCTCGTTAAGGAGATGAATAAACTTCACGATGCGAAGCAGTATGGCCCTCCTGCTGGGCCATTTATCAAAAATACCAACGAATGGGTTGACCTGTCCCTGAAGAACATCATCAAGCGTGCAGTTGATGAGGGCTACGACCGCGTTGCATTCATAGACGGGTACAAGTCCTTCCTGCGCTTTCCGCAAGACGCTAAGGGCGAATCCACAGAAGCAGGAATGCGCAAATTCTATGACGAGATCGTCCCCGGCAGGCTCAAGGCTCTGGTTGGCAAGGACAATGTCCGGACCATCCCAGGCATTACGCAACAACGGCCGCTTGATCTTTCGCTGCAAGGCGATCGGTACTATGTGGTCGACGCTGACACCGACATTGCGATACCAGATCATCCTGGATTCCGAAGCCTTGAAAGGGCCGAGCAATACCTTGACGAGTTGTACAGCAAGACCAAGTCCATGAACCAGATCGGGTTCGACATCACCCCCGAGATCCGTGAGAAATTTAGCCAGCCCATCCCGTATAAACATGGAGGGGTGGTGAAAATGGCGGCAGGCGGTGCAAAAAAGCTTAAGCGTGCGTCTGAGGCTATCGCCAAGTTCCAAGACCCCCAGGCCACCAAGATCCAGGAGTGGCAGTGGAGGCCTCTGGCCGAGGTTAACAAGCAGCTTAACCTTGCCGAAGTCCCGGATTACATCCAGCGCGGGTACGGAGACTTCATGATTGAGCAGGGCAAACGAGCCAGGGCCGGTAACCTTGGAGTCCGGGACCTGATCAAGGCCTACGGTATTACGCAGTCGAGCATTGGCCGCGGCGGTCTGTCCTACGACACGGCAACCAAGGCAGGCTTAAAGGTGCCGAAGACCGAAGGGCTGGTAAGGCCGGAGGGCGCCTTCGCTGAATGGCTGGGCTCCAAGCAGGGGCAGAAGTTCCTCGACGACGCCGAGCGTGGCGTAGTCAACGAGAAGGCCCTGGACGACATTCGGGCTAAGTTCGCACCCTTCGGCAAAGCCAACCAGCTTACCGAGCAGCTTCGGTATGGCGTCAACAACATGTCGACCCTGGTCCCGCAAATGCAGCAGGCGCTCGTTGGATCGGCTG